TAACCAAAATTCTAATCTTCCATTTGTGTCTTGACCATTTGGTGCTTTATGGTTTCCTGCTTTATATATTAAAGTAAGTCTAAACCATTCATTGTTTCTAAGTATTGGATATTCAGGATCAGAAATAGGAAGTCCTGATGCTGCAATAGTACCTTCATTACTTCCTGCATAAGCTTGATATCTTGAACCAGAACCATCCGCAGGGTATGGTACTGTATAACTATCTGCTACTGATACTTTATTACCTTCTATTGGATTTAATAATCTACCTGGAAATGGATTCCAAATGTTTGTTGTGACACTTAATCCATACTGCCAATATAAAATAGGGCTACCAAATTGTTTCCATGTAAACATTATATGATTATTAAAACTACCAAATGTAGGAAAACTTCCTGGGTTTTTACCCATAAGACCTATTTGGAATTTTGTAATGGATAAATCAGCAATTCTTACTCTAGCTCTAAAAAATATATCTTTACCTTTTTCAGCGACAGGATTTATAAAATTTGCAATGTTTGTATTGTCGCCTAATTGTGGTTGTATACAAGTGTAGTCATTAGCTCCATCATCATTTTGTATTGTTAGAATTGAACCTGAAACTGTTTGTGAAGCTGATCCTGAACCAGCCTCTACTTTAGTTACTAAGTATTTACTTGTGTTGAAATAATTAAAATCGTCAAACCACTCCTCTATAAGAGCAGGGTCTTGTCTATTATAAAAAGGAAGTGCGTTACCTTTAAGACTTCTGTCTGTTACACCTTGCACTATTGATTGTGCATCAGGTCTATTTTTAACTATATTAAGCGGTAATTCATTAACGCTTGAAACTTTACTTGCCATAATTTCAGTCCTCCATGAGACCAGCATATTTGTATATGCCAAAACTATTCTTTGACTATATACCTAAAAAACTTAAAAAGAAAGGGATTTATATAAATAAATAAAAAGGGGAGCCGAAGCTCCCCTCACAGTTCTTATGAACTTCCAGGTGATCCGAAGATACCAAGAGGATCAGATACACCAAATGAGTATCTTTCTCTTGCCTTATATCTTACGTTACCTGTGTTAAAGTCACCATCCATGCTTGTTTGCATAGGTGATCTAACAAAGTGCTTCATACCATCAGGTACATCTGTCATGAGATAGAAAGCGTTAGTGTCAGTTAAATAATGATTAACTGCAAAGCCTTCTGGTAACACGCCAGTTGAAACAATAGCGTTAACGTCATTGTTTGCTGAACCTGGTTGATATTCTGACTTAAGCAATCTAGTTGCTACAAACTGTAAAGCTGATGGAACAATAAGCTTTCTTGCTTGTGCTGCAATCTTAAGACCTCTTTCATCAGTCCATCCACCAATTTGAATGATAGCATCTTCTAAAGAAGCTTCGTTCAAGTCAGCACCGACTGCTGGTCTGTTTGCATTTGTTCCGCCACTTACTAATGGGTGAGCAGTATTAAATAATGATACTCCGTCACCTGAATTAAAGGTTGTGAAACCTAAGTTAAGTGGTGCCATAGCTTTTACTTGTTTTGTGTAAGCCATTGCTCTTGCTAATGCTTTGGTATATCTACCGCTAAGAGAAACATAAAGGTTATCCTCCATTGCTTCTTCTGTAACTGCAAATCCCATTGCAATAGTTTCGTGTGTGTATCTAGCCACGAATGATTCTTGAGCTGTGTCATACATAATCTGAGCACCTTCCGCTTTAACGGGAGCTGCACCAAATCCTGAGATTTTTAGCTCTTCTTCAAATGAACGCTCTGAGTTCTCTGTATCATAGATTTGCTCATGTTCATTGTCGTAACTTTGATATTCTTCACCAAACAGGGCATTAAGTCCTGGTAGTAATTGGTGAAGCTGATTTGCTCTTGAAATAGCTGCCATAATATTACTCCTTAACCAATACCTGTTGTGTTGAGCAACTGGTGCCCTACGTTAAACATCACTAGCACTTCTGGGAAAGCTGAATCCAAAGCATCCGTTGGACCATCGACAAAGTCAATAATCTTTAACGGCAACGTATTAGTTGTTGCTGCTGCTGAAATATCAATCGCATTTTTGCTAGTACCAATCAAAGTTGAACCTGCTGTTTGAACAATAGGAACATTCTTACCAAGATCATCTTGATCTACTGGTCCGTCTGCCTGTATCTTCATAACAACGAAAGGATCACTTTGCACATAAGCCACAATATCACTTGCTGCTGTATTAGCAGGATAATATTGAGACTGTCTAAATTCACCTGAAACTGGATCAGTATATGAACATCCTAAAAATACTCCAATGGGTGTCAACGCAGTTGTACCAACATCCTTTTGGATAGTGGTATTAGGGTTGTCGTCATTCCATTTTACAAAGTCGCCATAGAAAATATTAGTGTTATATCCGCTGGCAATTTTATAATGAACTATTTTATCGTTATATGCACAAGATACTAATGAGCTTACAGGAACTGCACCAAAAGGTGAGGCTACATCTGCCATAGTAATTCTCCAATAAAAATTAAAATAAATTTATAAAATTATGAATCACTACCGAAACTGGTTCTACTTTTTCTTTCGTAAACTTCCTTCTGCATTCTTGGATCATTGTCCTTGAAATAAGCATTGTCTACAGATTCAATTTGATTCTTTGCTTGTCCAGCAAAGTATTCATCTCTAGCTTTTGCTTTTTCTTCTGGAATCTTACATAAAATTTGTCCACCTACTTCTATATTACCCTTAGTCGCCCATTCGGATTTATGGTCCATTAAGATACTTAGTTCAGGATGATCCTCTGCTTTGCAAGGAATCCAGCCTTCTCTAAACTTTCTGGATACATTTGGATTATCAGCTTCACCTAGTAAAGCAGTTCTAACCCATCTAAAAACCCAACCTGGTTGAGGTGTGGGAGCTGGTAGGTTGACTGGATTTTCCCAGTCCATAGTATTCATTTCTGCCTCTCGGCTATCTTGCCCTCTGGGGGTACGCACTTGCTCTGAATCAGCTTGAGCTTCTTCTGCAATTTTCTTATCTTCTGCCATTTAGTTCTCCTTTAATAGTTGATTGGCATACTGCTCTGGCGTAATGCCAAGTTGGCGTGCTAGTCTAACTTGTGCTGCCGTGAGCTGTACTTTGCGAGGTGTTTTACCAGTTGTCCTCGATACTGGTGCGACTACTGTCGATGCTTGTCTGTCCACTTGGGGTTGTGCTGGAACTTCCGTTTCTACAACAGCTTCTTGCTGGACTCCAAAAAATTCTGGAAATTGATTTCTCATTCCTTTGTCTATTTCATCATACGCTTGTTTTGACCCAATAGGAATGCCTTGTGATCTAATTTGTGATTCAAGGAATAAAGCATATTGAGACATACTTTGATGTTGTGGGGTTTCTCCCATAAACCAAGGATTGTTATTTGACCACTCTTCCATAAGAGGATCAATCTGTGGCTTTTCTTCTGCCTGAGGTTGAGCCACTGGTTGTTCTTGTGTTTGTGTTACTGGTTGCTGTGCAATATGCTGTGCAACTCTTTGAGCATACTGTGAAGCATTTTGTTTTGCTATTTGTGCTTGTGTTAAAAGCTGTGTAGCTTGTGCAATCTTTTCAGCATCTCCTTCATCTTGTGCAGCTTTTAATTGTTGTTGTGCTGAATACTCAGCCCATTGTGCACCTTGTAATGCTGTCTTATTAAGCTCTTGTGAACCTAAGTTAACTTGTTGTTGCAACCTAGCATTTTCATCCATAAGAGTTTTAAGTCTAGCAACAGCTTCATTCTTTTCTTTAGCTGATGCTTCTTTAGCTCTACGTTCTTCATGGAACTCATACTTTAACTGATTGATTCTTTTGCCAGCCCTTTCACTGTAATCAGTTATTTCTTTATCTAAATCTTCGTCAGTTAAAATTACTTCTTCTGTTTTAACTTCTGGTTCTTTAGCTACCTTAACTTCTTCTGGATCAGGTAGATTAGATTCTTCTTCTAAGACTTCTACTTCAACATCTTCTTTAGGTGTAACTAAATCATGTTTAACACCAAAGAATTTATCTGTAGTAATTTCTTCGTTTTCTTGGTTTAAAGCTTCTTCACTCATTGTGCTCTGTTAACTCCTTTAGGATCGTCAACCACAGCTTCAACAGTATCGTCATTGATAATTCTAAACTCTTCACCAAATATAGTTACCCTTGTGCCAGAATAAGGTCTGAATATAACCCAGTCATTTTCTTTGCACCAAGGTCCAGTAGGAAACCTTGATTCGCTTTTGTAAGCATCAGGTCCCATCTTTACAACTAAGCCACATATAGTTGCTACTTCTTCTTGTTTACGAGTAGACTCAGCACGAATAATACCGCCCTCTGTCTTCTCTTCTACTTTTGGAATTGCAACTAAAAGTCTGTAGCCTTTTGGTTCAGGAAGTTTATTAAGAATATCTTTATCTGTATTAGCCATATTAACTCTAGTTATTAGTCATTTTTTCTTTCCAATCTAACATCTCGCGTTCTGCAAGTGCTAGACCTTCAATGACACCACAGAGTCTTTGATACGAAGCAAAGTCTTTACAACCACCACCCGCTATTTGATCGGCATGGTCATTCATTATTGTTCGTATTCTGCTTCCTAAATATTCAGAAAGTGATTGCTCTTTGATATCATTTATCATTCTTATTGATATCTTCGGCTATTTTAATACCTATGTCAATACCTTTTCTGTAATCTTCATGAGCCTGCTTGCTCTTTGCTAGCCCTTCATCTAGCAAATCGCTAGCAATTTTTTGACCTATAGCAGCACCAGCCATTTCAGACTGTGCACTAATTCTTAATCTTTCTGTTTGTTCTTTAGCTTGAGCTTTCTGTGCATCAAGGTTTAACTTAGCTGCATCAATCTGTGCTTTGTTTTGTACCTGTGCTTCTTTAATAGATAACTCTCTTTCTTTCTGTTGAAGTATTGGGTCTTGCATTTGTTGCTGTATTCTTTCTTGTTCAGCATTAACTTCTGCTTTAGATTTAAGAATCTCACTAGCTTGTGCAACAAGTCCAGATAATCTTTTCTCAATATCTGCTGGTAAAGGTTCTCCCATTGGAGGTAACTCAATACCCATTTCTTCTTCAATTTGTTTTCTGTATTTAAGAGATAGATGTTCTGTAACGTATCCCATACCTGCTGCTTGTATTGTAGGAGCATTAGGACTTTGTTGTACTATCTGTACTATCTCTGGGTTTGTATTAGCAGACATAACTGTTTGTATGTGTGCATCGTGATCTTGATAAGGGAAAGCTTTAACAGGCTTACCATTAATAATGTTTTGTACCGCAGTAACTGGATCAACTGGTTTGATATCATCATCTACTGGTACTATCTCGTCAGCATCTTTAATGCCCAACACCTCAAGCATTTGTCTATGAAGTTCAGGCAAGTTATACATTTGAGGAGCTGATTGAGCTAACTGCATTGCAGCTTGATACTGCATAATCCTTTGAGCCATAGTTGCTGCGTTAGGATCAGATACTGGTAGCACATCTACTCTTTCATCAAAATCTTCTTTCTTAATAAACTCTTCTTCTGAATCAGCATAAGGATATGCTGGGTCAGTAAAGTCTTTTACGATATCTACTAGGATATCAAACTCTCTTCTCATAGAAGCGTGTAGTCTTGCTTGGACTGCACTCATAACTTTCATGTTTCTTTCTATAAGAGCAAGCGTAGTTCCTACAGGAGCTTGGTTGTTCATATCAGATATTTTCATATCATTGATACTTGCAAACCTTCTTCCTTCTTCTACGATAGTGCCAAGTAGTTGATACAGGGTGCCGCTTGGTTCTTTATATGGAAGAAAGGTGATGTTATCTTTTATTGCTCCGCCAGGTACATCAACGTCTCTGAACTCTCCAGGCATGATAGGGGTGTCATCCCCTTTGATTCTGAGACCTCTGGCTTTCAAACCTCCAGGCAAATTTGAGAGTGTCCCTGCATCAACTAACTGTCTTAGGATACTTGTAGCTGATTTGCTCAAGCCTCCTATTAAATGTATAAGTCCAAAACCATAGAAACCTATTCCTGGTAAATATTGGTAATGAACAAAATGATTTCTCTTTTCTTTTCTAGCATCATTCTCTAAGTAGTTTCTTCTGATACTTAGGATAACTCCAGATGGATAATCTATTGTAACTATATAAGGTAAAGCAATACCTGTTGCTTCTCCATTAACTTCGTCTTCAAATCCTGGTAGATCAAGATTAACTTGCATCTCTAAAATAGTATGCCTGTTATCGTAAGCATAGCTATCTTGTTCACCAGTCATTTCGTTGTACTTCTCTGCTATATCGCTAGCAGATGGTTTAGAGTCTGGTACGCTAACATCTCTATAGTAACCACTTACTTGCATCTTACGAAGATCATTGTTGCTCTTCTTCATAACATGAGTTGCTCTTTCGCAAGTCTCTAAGTCAGCAGCACCATAGTTTACAACCATGTCTTCTGCTGGAACAAAGTGTCCGCATGGTCTTTCTAAATTAGGATCATAGTAAACTTTTCTAAATGCAGAACCAGCTAAAGGAAGATGGAACAACATCTTCTCAGTCTCAGTTCTGTATTCTTTCATTTCATAAGTTAATAGATAGTTTAAATAATCTTTAACTCTTTCTGCTTGTTTGGTTTTATCTTCGGTTATCTTACCGACTATCTGTGTTCTTACTGGTCCCTTAGCTGGAAATATCTCTGAGATAGCTTGAGATTGAAACTTGATTACTGCTTCTGAAAGCATAGGGTGGAATACTCCACAAGCTCCATCCCAAGGTTGTGTTCTTTCTTCTACCTTTAATCCTAGTTGGTCTAAACCTTTAGTATAACTTTCTTCCCATTCTTTACGGGAATCTTTGTCAGCATCAAAAGCAGAACATAAATCTGAACCTATGCTTTGTAATATATCTTCGTCAATATACTCAGCAAGGTTTTCATAGAAACCTGCATACGCACTTTGTTTTTCTGATTGAGGATCAAAATCAATAATCATACCTCCATCCTCAGTCTCAACTGAAACTGAGTCTGGGTTTTCTATTGTAACTTCTAACCCTTGCTCTTCCCCTGCTTCAACAGTTCCGTCAATAGGTATATCTCTATCTATAGCCAAAATTTCTCCTAGTAATAATTAGCAGTTCTATTATGCTCTAATGGTTCATCTTCTTCATCAGAGTGTATTGGAATAAATCCGCCTTGTCTAAATCTTAACAGAGCTTGCGTACTGCTATCAACTAAATCGTCATGTTCCGTGTTAGGGAATCCAGCAAACTGCTCAACTACTTCTTCTGCCCATCTTGTGTCGGGAGCCCAGACTACGCCTGATGCAAATAAATCTGAGACTGCGTTTACTCTTGATATCTTATCGTTTCCTCTGCTTGGTGTATATTCTTGTACAGGAATGCCCATAGCCCTAAGTTCAAATATTAACGGCATACCTGCTGCTTTTGCTTCTACTATAAAAGCATCTGGTTTTCTTTCCTGGTACATCTGCATAGCTCTTTTCTTTAACTCAGGAAACTCTAATCTTTCTTGGTATGCATCTAATAGTATTACATTCGGTGCTTGGTATCCATCATCACCTTCTCTATAGAATACACCCCAGGTAGTACAAGCACTGTAGTCAGCACGATTGTTTTTCATAAAGGCTGTATCCCATGACTGGATAATAAACTCACAATCTGGAGGATGTCTGTCGTTCCAAACATTCCACCATTCTCTTTTAACTATGGCACCTTCTTCTGAGGTTGGGTCTTGTTGATACTGAGCCATCCACTTACTTGTAGGTAGTTCAGCTTTCAAAGCTTCTAGTTCTTCTAACTTCCAGAAAGCTTCCCATAAAGGTTTACCAGACGGCATGATGGCAGGAAGTTCAATTACTTCCCACTCATCAGAACCACCGCGTTTAATAGATGCGTCTATTACTTGTCCTGTCAAATCCTTTTGGTTCCATCTAGTCATAACAACTACTATGGCTCCTTTAGGTTGCAGACGTTGACGAGGACCAGACGTATACCATTCAAACGTTTTGTTGAATACTGCTGGGTCAGCACTGGCACCTTCTTGTTCTGAATGGGGATCATCAATAATAAGGAGATCAGCACCTTTACCTGTTACAGCACCACCAACACCGATAGCGAAGTATTCTCCGCCTTTGTTCGTATTCCATCTTCCCGCAGCTTTGCTATCTGATTGCAAGCTTACATCAGGAAACACTTCTTTGAAGTCATCTCCGTTAACAAGGTTTCTTACTTTCCTACCAAAACCTACTGCAAGTTCTGCGGTATGAGCTGTTTGTATAATCTTTTTCTCTGGATACTTACCTAAAAACCACGCAGGTAATAGATAAGATGCAAACTCCGACTTGGTATGACGAGGTGGCATATTAATAATAAGTCTTTTTAACTCACCTCTAGCAACTCTTTCAAAAGCTTCCGCCATTATCTTGTGGTGTGGTCCTTCAATAAACGCACTCCACTGATTCTTTATAAACTTCATAAAGGAATCCTGGCACTCCTCTCTCTTCTTTGAAGCTAAGAGTTCGTTAACCAATGGAAGTAAATCTTTTTTCTCCTCTGGAGTGAGAGAGTTTAGTTTTGATACAGTTGTCGGCTTCATATTTCTTTATTTCTCTATCTAAGTTATATCTATATCTATCCCTTCTAGGTATCACCTAGCTAGGTATTACCTAAGTTAGATATAATCTAGTCATAGAAATATGAATATTTTACCATATTGAACCTATTCACAAGTAAAGTCAACAGATATTATATAAAATATTCTAGCCTATCTATGGGACCCAGACTATATCTAAACGAATCCTATATATCTATGCTAGCAAAAAGCTAGAAATAAAACAACAAGGGGGTACCCTTATGAAAATCATAGTATTGTTTGTGCAAATCACTATGTATGTATGTCAGTCGGGACTCCTATACCATATATGGGGGGAGGGTCTACCTTTATTTTTCTATTTTGGGTTTCTCTTATGGGGTGGGTTCTAGTTACTGGGACAGCAACTCATTAATTTTTGATTCAAGTTCTTTTTCTATGTCTTCACTGGTTCGTGTTTCTTTGGTCTCTTGAACATCAGTAAACATTGCTACTGATTTTCCTAGAAGTTCCAATGCTCTTATCTTACTGCTAGCTTGGATATCCTCTTCCGCTAATGAATAAAGCTTTTTTAAAACATAGTCTTTAGTTCGTAGGGTAGAAGCTAGTAAACGCTTCTCTTTTGCTTTCAATCCCTCTCTAATGCTTAGGGCTATCTTAGGGTTTTGCATTAACCTCGTGCATTCTACGTTTGCCCATTTGGGTATGTTGCCCTTATCGTCTAAATCAACGTCATAAACATCCATGTAGCAAGCAATTTGCGAGTCATATTTATCAGACAAAATAGCATCCACGAACCGCCTTTGCTTCATGGTTAATTTATCTTCTTTTACTACCCTAAGACTCATGGCTCAACGATAGCAAAAATCAAGCTTAGAGATAAGATTCTCTAATGATGTTTTATTTGATATTAAATGCTATCTAAACTATACTTCTCTTAAGCAAACATATTAACAATTTTATAGGAGGTAAATATGAAAGCTTCACAATATGAAAAGGGTTCTATCACAGAACATAATTTAACTGGTAAACCAGTGGAATTCGTTGAGGATTCTATAGGCGGTTATTCATTCTTTAGGGTTAAGACTGAGGAAGACAAGCACAAGGAGTTTCTTAAGTCTCAATGGTCTAAACACTATGATGACGACAAGCTTAGAAATGGTTATTGGAGACTGGCTAACGAGTACAACAACGAAGCATTGAGAAAGTATCTTGGCGAAGATGATATTTTTAGAATGAATACTTACAAAGAAATTTTAATTGAAAGGAGGACTTGGTAATGAAAAATTTCAAAGAAATGGCTCTCAATAAATCTCAACTTGGGGTGGTAGTTCGTTGCTATCTCAATGGACATTATGGCGAGAGAGAATATCGAGACTGGCTAGACTATTGGCTCAAGTTTCAAAGCAATGGATATATGCATCAACTAGGCGATAAAATTAATGGTGCTATGTTCAGAATCGCACAGTTAGAAACTGACGAACCGCAACTCAATTTATACCACGAGATTAGGAACTTAGTTTCTGATAACTATAAACACTTCAAGGACGTATTCATGGAAGAGTTTAAGGAGTGGATGTCTGATACTGGTGTTCCAATGTGGGACGATTCAGACGCGGTAAGGAAATACTGGGAAAGCTTAAGTTAATGAGGAATCTGACGAGTAAAGCTGAAATGCTACGAAACACGGGGAGAACATCTCCGTGTCATTCCGATTGGGAAATATTTATATTGACCAGTCAATACTTAAACATTTTTACATTTATAGGAGGAAAATATGTTTAAACCTAGTGAAACTAAAAACGTTGTTGCCCATGTATTAAAGGGCGGAAATGTGCCAATGCTTCTTGGAGGTGTTGGAATAGGAAAGTCTTCTATCGTGAAAGCGGTAGCGGAAGAATTAGCCAATGGTAAGGAAGTCAAGCAAGGCGAGACGAATCCCAAAAAGGGAGAGTTTGGTTTTGTTGATTTCAGACTGGCTCTTTATGAAACGATTGACTTAAACGGATTGCCATACGTTGATGACGGAGAACAAAAGAAAGCTTTCTTGGGTAACTTACCTAAAGGCGGAAGCGGTCTTTTATTCTTTGATGAATTCGCACAAGCACCCGCATCAATCCAAAAGGTAATAGGACAACTCTTAGACCCTAAAGGAAAAGACGATGCGAGACGTTTAGGCGAGTACGAATTACCTAAAGGTTGGAATATAGTTCTAGCGGGTAATAGACACACTGACAGAAGCGGAGCAAATAAACTGCTTGCTCATGCGGTGGGTAGAATCACAGTCATTAATGTTGAACATGATGTTGAAGACTGGACAGACTGGGCAATGAATAACGGGGTATCAAGTGACGTTATCGCCTACATTCAGAACTCTCCCCAGTCTCTATGGAGATTCGATGCTAAGGATAATAATCCGCAACCTAGCCCTAGGTCTTGGGTTAGATTGTCTGATACTTACAAAACGAATCCGCCAAGCTTCTTGCAACAAAGAATGTTTGAGGGAGACGTTGGAGAAGTAGAAGCGATTGAGTTCTCTACATTCTTGAGACTCAAGGACAGATTACCAAATCTAAAAGATATCGTTACTGGAAAAGATGTTGATGTCTTAGAGGATGTTGGACTGTCTTATTTATCAAGTGTTGCTCTCATGGAAGTGGTAAGTAAAGCCAGTGATAAAGATAGAATCTTTTACTTTGAAAATGCTTTATCTTGGATTGAGAAAATGCCGTCTCCCGAGTTCGCGATATTCTTTGCTCGTGGAATGGTTAAGAAATACAACGAACTTACAAACACAAAAAAGTTTAGTGAGTTCAAAGTAAGACACAGTGACTTGGAGGTGTAAGGATTATGAGTAATACATTACAAGAAACTGCAACTCTAGTTAGACTTACAGCGAAGCACTGGAGTGGAATCAAGGTTGATGAAAGGTTAACTGATAACCTAGCATCAACTCATGGTGTAACCAATTCAGAAGCGGTTAAGGTATCTAAGAAAATACTGGGTAAAGATTGCAACAAGTATTTCAGACGAATCTTAAACCAATTCAGAAATGAGTGGTTCTATCCAATGACTACCGCGTGGAGTGATACAACAACTGAGGACGGAAAATCCGTGAGTGGTTGGAGACTTTGCCCTAACTCTAAGCTTGATGAACTTCAAGATAAAGTGAATGAAGCTAAGGAGCAATGGGATAGAGAGGTAAGAGGATTTATGAATGAGTATGACAAGAATGTAGCCGAAGCTAAACATATTCTTGGCACCGCATATAATCCTTTAGATTATCCAAGCAAGGACGAACTGATTAATAAGTTCAAATTTGATTGGGAGATTAATCTAATACCTAGCCATACCAATGATATTAGACTTAATGTAAGTGAAGCTATGATGTCTAAGATTCAAGCTGACACTGAGAGAAGAGTGCAAGCTAATATTGAGGGCGGTATCAAGGAAAGCATAGGCGGACTTGTTGAACTGGCGGAACACTTAGCGGAGAACTTGGAGAACTATGACCCTAAAAATAAAGGTAAGTCTCCATTCCGTGACAGTGGTTTTGAAAAGCTGAGACAGAAGCTTGAGAATCTACCGCAAGCTAATAAAGAAATCTTTGGAGATATCAAGGAAGTTAATCAAGCACATCAGAAACTGGTTTCAGTTATGAGCAAGATTAATGACATAGATTCTCTTAGGGATGATTCAGACTATGCTCAATCTAAACGTGAGAATGTGAGCCAAGGACTTAAGGAAGCATCAAGCGAACTTAATGACCAAGTATTAGGTTCAATGTTTGGAGGTGGTAAAGATGACTAATGCGGAGAGACTTACAAAAATCCGTGCTAAGTTAATGAGCAAGCATAGAGGGATTGCTTCTATGCTTCTCAACTTGCCACTGATTGAAGACGATAGCATTGAGACTATGTGTACTGACGGGACTTGCATAAAGTGGAACAACAAGTTCATTGAGGAGCATTTAGACGATGAACTGGGCGGAGTGTTAATACACGAAGCGAGCCACGTTATATGGGAGCATCCAGTAAGGAAAGGCAAAAGGAATCACAAGCTTTGGAATGTAGCTACTGATTATGCGATTAACTGGTGGCTAGATAAACAAGGAATCCCGTTGCCCGAGGGTGGACTGCTTGATTATAAATATGCTAGTAAGAGTGCGGAAGAAATTTATAGAGAACTGCATCAGGAAAAAGAAGAGGAATATGAAGAACAAAAATCGATGGAAAACGAAAATGTTTCTGACGATTCTGATTCTGATACTGATACAGGCAACTCTCCAAATATTGACCAGTCAATAGATGATTACATCGATGCGACAACTGAGGTTGGGATTGGAGAAGTTACCGCACCTAAAGATAAGGACGGAAAAGAATTAACTGGGGTTGCTCTCAATGAAGTGCGACAGCAAATCAAAGAGATTGTGACCCAGTCCGCAAAGATAGATAAGCTTGCGGATAGTAATTCTGCGATGTCTGAACTGGTAGCTGACAAGAATCACGTTGCTCAAGACTGGAGAGAAATACTAACTGATTACTTCTTAAACTCTAATTCAGAAGATAAGTCTTGGAAGAGGTCTGAAAGAAGATTCATTTGGCAAAACAATTTCTTACCTAGTAGAGACAACAGTGATATCCAAGGCAAGCTTGCGATAGCGATTGATACAAGCGGGAGTATGTCTCAACATGAACTGAATTGTATCGCTAAAGAAGTACAGCATATCGCATCTGAGGTTGGCATTAATCAAATCAAGGTCTGCTACTGTGACCACGTTGTTAGGAAAAATACTGACACGGATGAATGGTGGGATGATTATGATTTAGATTGTGGCGATGAACTTAACTTACAACTTCGTGGCGGTGGCGGTACTGAGTTCGACCCAGTGTTTAATCTACTGAATGAATTCACGGATGATAAAGACGAAATAGATTGCTTGATTTATTTCACTGATACATACGGGAATGTCTCAGACGAAAGCGACCCCAATATCCCCGTGATATGGGCGAACACTGATAACTACAAGTATCAAGGTTTTAATCCAAGCTTCGGGGAAGAAATCATGGTGGACTTAAGTGACTTGTATGCTTGAGTTCTTTAAATCAATTCTAAGGGTAGGGTATTTTAAGGTATGCCTTACCCTTGGGTACCCTAACAAAATCGCATACAGGCGATTCTGTGATGTCAATTTTTTTAAAACAGGAGGTAATAATGGAAAAATTGCAATTTAGTATAGGCGATAGAGTGAAATTAAAAAATCAAGCTATCTTTGGTAGTTACATGGGTAAGACCAGTGACAAAAATAAAATTTGGTTTCTTGATATGGAGACTGGAAGGTTGAAGAAGATGCCAATAAGTAAAGTGGAGGTAAGTAAATGATTACTGATGTATGTATAAAAGATTATGAAGTAGGTGGCATATTCTTTTATAAAATTGAAACTGATAAGGATGTTGATATAGATATGGCAGTATCTAAATTAATGTCTATAGCAAAACACAATGAAAGTAATTGTCATTGGTCTACTATGAGCATCAATGATGTCTCTAACTTTACGGATAAAATTATTAAAGTGGAGGTATCAGAATGAGTGTTGATATAAAAGTTATTGAAAATGCTTTGATGTCTTATGCTGAGGATAATATATCTAACGATAAAGAAGCACAAAAAGAATTAGATAATGCTTGGAAAAATTTGATGTACAACGAGAGAGCAAAGGAGATTCTTTGGTCTTATATTTCAGATAAAGATATTGATAATGTTGAATACGAATTACATCAAATGGAATCTGCTTTAATGAAGGAGGTGCAACTATGAAGAAAGCAAAGATACAAGTAATTCGTGACTGGTTTATCCCTTGGATTCTTGAAGACTTTGGCGACCAAGAAATCGCTGATGCTTGGAGTAGCGGAGAGTCTATTGAGGATTGGTGCATGGGTTGTGCGGGATTATTGCCAGTGCAACACATAGAAAACTGGGATGAAATCAAACATCATTTTGATACTGAACCTTACAAAGGGGATGAAATTAATTCCAGTACAGGAAAGCTATATGCTTCATGGTCTGAATACTATGAAGAAGACGGGTATGTGCATGACCCTTGTTTTGGTCTACCCGATAGTCTTGAGGTTGAATGGATTACTAAAGATAAAGGAGCAGTAAAATGAGTGAACCTAAAAAAATAATCTCGTGGAACTTGGGTATCGAGTGGGATGACGGAACTGAGGAAACGATTGTCGATGTACCTAATTGGGTAGCGATTTCAGTAGATGCATTTCTTCGTGAAACGGAGGAAGAATATGAGTAAACCTATAAGACTTAAGAAAGTTAGAGCATCTGAATATCAATATAAAGATTGGAATATATTTGATACAGGTATTACTTGGATGATTAGGAATAGTAAAAACGAAAGCTATCACTTTCATTCTTTGAAGGACGTTAGAAAATTTCTAAGTGAACTAGAGGAGGATGACAATGAGTAAAGCCAAATATATTGAGTCAAGATACAATGCTTATGTGCAATGGAACTTAGATGACTATGGTATTGATATGGATGAAGTCAAAGACTGGAGCATACATAGATTAACTTTGTATGTAACTTTCAAAGACGGAACTGAAAAAGAATACGAGAACTGGAACGATACAAGCATTGATTATAAGCATGGATTGGAAGAGGTCTTGGTGTTTGATGAAGACTGGAATGAACATAAGGGAGGTAATGATAAAATGATATAGAAATAATTAACTCTTTTTGTTATGACCCCGCAATTTAGCGGGGTTTTTTTTACCATTCGTATCCAGAAAAATTCTCTGGTTTCACTGAAATATTTCATAGATGAATGATAAACGTTGATATTAATATTGACTGGTAAATATTTAATTTTTTTGCAGGTGGTGAACGCTAGATTCTGTGGTTGGGTGTGGTAAAAAAAAGGGGTAACTAAATAGCTACCCCCTAGTAATTATGCTTTTTAATCATCTAGTTCTTAGACAATTAAAGCAAGGAGTAACTAAAGTATAACACACAAGTTATTTTTTTTTCTCAATAAAAAAGGGGTAACTAATGTTACCCCTTAAGATAATTACCTAACAATAAAAGGAGGTAGGCAATTAAAACATACATACTAAGTTTGTAAGTAAACTAAACTCCCTAACGTTTTATTAAACTC